CTAAAACTGTTAGTGATTGCTCTGCAAATTCCAAGTGCATTTCTTCTTCTTGCTCGCTTGCATTACTTGAAAATACTTCCTTCGATTTGAAGATAGCGTAATCATTTTTGCTTTCTCCAAATTGTGAAAATATTGAGATAACATCATCTTCAGAAAAACTTGCTTTTAATTGCTCTTGTTGAACTGGAACTGCATCGTTAATTGTAGCTTGATTGTACTTAGTTAAATCAATACCTAACTTCTCAAGAATCCACTCTTTAGGAGCAAGTTGCATAATTACCGCTTCGCTAAATTCGATTCCAATAGGTTCTACCGGTACGATTTGCAATATCCCACTAGTACCATGTAATTTGGCAAGTAGATTGAATACTTGTTCAAGATATATTTGCTTGTCATTAACGTAAGTGTTTTTAAATATCTCGTAAGAATCGCGCATTTGCTGGCGCGTTCCTAATTGTCCAGGAGTAGCAATACCGAATAAATCTGGTGCAGTAATCTGATGACCAGCGTATAAGTTTTGCTGAATTAATTTATCTACATTTTGGAAATCTTCCTTAGTAATATCTGAAGCTCCTAAGTCATCTACGATAGGCTTTCTTGAAGCATCGTTTGTAAATGATAAAATAAACTTCTTTCCATCTGAACCAGTAAAGCGATCTGTAAACTTGCGTTCAATTGTGCGCTTCTCATCATCTGTTGGCTCGCCATTTGGCAAAGTAATTAACTTGCTTGCAGAGAAACCAGTTTGAGCATTTCCTAAAACGTGCTTAGAAATCTCAATATCAGATTCAATGTAATTTAAAGCACCGAAATAACCTGGTAAAGCGTAAGCATTCAAGTTAGGACGATACTCCTTTAGATAAAGAATCTGAGTGCCAGTTCTTAACTGAGAATTGAAAGCGTTATAAACTTCCTTCTTATATTTTTGATCCTTCCAATTATCCGAATACCAGAACTGAGTATTGTCTTCATTGGCTCTTACCTTTGTGTAGTCCAAGTGATAAATCTCAGAAAGATTGCCGCCTACTTGACTCCAAACTATTTGCATATAAGCTCCTCCGAATATCTCAATATCCGTAGAAACTTTGCGTAGAATTTCGGTTAACGATTCTGATTGGTTTGCGCTTGCGATGAATTGTTCACCAATGGGATCGGCGTCCCCTACGATTTTGAAACCATTACCAGTAATGTAGTTAACCTTGCCTTTGATAATCGCATTATGCTTCGCGGACTTATTAAACAAGTCAACTAGATAATTCGGATATTCATTTTTATGTCCAAACTCAATATAGCCTCCGCCTTCTCCCTTCTTCTCTCTGTATTCTGGTTGCTTGGCTTCTGCAAAAGAAAGCACTAATAGTTCATTACTCATATATCTCTTACTTTGTAAGTGTTAGTCGTATTCGTGTAGCTAGTAAAGCTAAAATCTGTTGCATCTTTTAGGCTCATTTGTCCTACTTCAACTATGCCAGTAGCATTTGCTGGATTAGTATTACTTGAGCTTGCTTGCTCGTAAATTGTGTAGGTATATTCTCCGCTAGTCTTGTTAGCAAAGTGAGTATTAACTACAATGTTAAAGCTATTAAATCTGTCTGTATAGCTTGACAAATCTGAGTTACCAAGAACTACAAAGCTTACTGTCTCATTCGTTACTCTTGACTTGAAAATAAATAGCCAATTAGGAGAAGTCAATGTAGCTTTCTCAGTTAGCGTTAAAACTATATTCTCAGTCTGTCCTTTAGTCAAGTGAATCATCGTTAATAAATAGCAATTAATTTATTTTTATCCTTAAACGAAAAAAGGGTAGGACTGCTGCCTACCCAATTCTCTCGCCAACCAAACGAACTATCTTACGAAGCTACCGTTAAACCTGCGATGATACCCGAAGATACCTCTGGAGCTAATTCTCCTTCTGAACCGCTGAAAGTCAAAGTATAACCAGAACGATCTCCTTGAGCAGTACCAGTTGCACCAGAACCGCCAGTTATGTTGATACCATGAACTTTACCTAAGTACCAATACTTTCCGTTGTTATCTCCTACTACTGCTGCCAAAGAATTTTGAGCTAGTAATAAAATTTCGTTACGAGTATTAGCTTGTAATTTGTTTAAAATAATGGATAATTCTTGTGCGTAGAATACCGTACCATTTTGAACTGAAGCGTTGATATTCTCAGTAAGAGAAGAAGTACCAGGTACTAATTCATACTTACGGAATACTTTACTTGAAGCTTTCACTACTGCCGTAATAACGCCAGAAGCTTGAGTCGTAGAAGTAACGTTGCCTTTTTCAATGAAGTAAACTTCGGTAATTCCACCTAAAGAATCTCTACAATCTAATGTATATCCTTGAGTCAATGCGCAAGCCATATTATTGTTTCTTTAAAGTGTTAAAATTAGGGGAGTCCAATCCAATGGAAGCTCCCCGAACCTATTGTAAGATTATGCTAAAATGAAATCAACAATTTCAGCAGGGAATGCGAAGTTAACTCCCATCTTGAACTCAGAAACAAAACGTACTTGATCTGCTTCTTTAGCGAAGAACAATTCAAAACGCTCTTCTTCGTTCAACAAGTCAGTTCCTAAGAACAAGTTGCTTAAACGAGCTGCATAAATTTTAGAAGTACCATTCAAACCTGGAGTTGCGATAACTTTGATTTGAGTACCTGGAAGCATAAACTCTGAATCTGCTTTGCCATCAAAAGTATAAGCGAACAAGTTAGCATTCTTTAATGCGATTGTGTAAGTACGGAAGATATCTTGTCCTACGAAGATTGCAACATCGTCTTTACCTACAATCTCAGCTGGGATAGCCTTGTAAACTGCATCTAAAACTGCTACTACGTTAGAAACTGTGATACCAGCAGAAGCTGCCAATGGAGTACCATAGTAAGTAGTAGTGTTTGCATGTACTACTGAAGCTGAAGCTGCTGCAACTAACTTGTTCAAACCATCAAACTTGTTCAAGTTTACGTTAGCTGAACCAGTATCTCCTTGCCAGATAGCAGTCTCTAATTGAGCAGCAATCTTGTCAGCCTTACGTTGTGAGTATTCAGCAGAGAATGCGATAGAATCATAAGTAGAACCAGCAGTTAATGCTTTTTGCAAATACTTAGTTTCCAAATCTTTAGGGCATAAAGACTCGTTTACTTTAATTTTACCAACTGTAACTGTACGCTGAGTGAACGTAGTAGAACCAGAAGAAGTAAAGCCACAAGAAGCACCATCTTGGAAGATAGTATCTGTGTCCATGATATTAATTGTTTCAGCAGACTTAACGCCTACCATTACGTTTCCTTGAGCTTTGATCAAAGAAGCCGTTTTCGCGCCTAATACAGAAGAAGCTACTAATTGTGCTACGTTCTCCTCTGTGTAATTAGCTAATGAACTTACTACAAATGCCATTTTTTTTTAATTTAAATTGTGATTTTTTTATTTTACAAACTTGTTCAAGAAGCGATCAACTTTATCCGCCTTTGAATCCATTACTTTAAATGATTGCTTAGGAGCTTGAATAGCATCTGCGCTAGGCATCTTAGCTAATTCTTCTACCAAAACAAAAACCTTTTCGAATGCTTGATTAAACTTACCATCCATCTCATCTAACTTAGCTTTTAAAGCTTCGTTTTCTGCTTTCAAGTAGTTAATTGTTGCATCCATTTCTTCGAATTGATTTGACTCTTCAGCCATCTCTTCTTCAACCTCTGGCATTTCAGCTACTGGAGATTCGATACCTTCGATCTTACCATCCATAACTGATACCATAGTACCATCTGCTAATTCATA